ACATAGCAGCAACCAAAGTGGCGATAAGTGGTAAGATAAGTAGGATAGCTAATAAATCAGTCGGTGATACTGGGGATAGGCCAACTCAAGCGCAGACCGATAAGTATCATAGGGCTCGGATAAAAGGTAGAGATATACTTCGTAAGTACGAAAAAGAGCGGGAGCGAGGACAATACAGCAGTTTTTGAACTGAGGGTTAAATAACTTCTTCAGCTACCTTTAAAGCCCTATCAAAATGATCTAAAACTTCTTCTTCTGTTTGAAGCCAATGATCAGTTTGTTTATTCTCTAGACTCCATTTAGACAAGCGAGGAGCCAGAACCTTTAAGCGTCCCATTTTATACTCAGGGGAGAGGTCTGTGTAGTGTAATACTTTTAACTCACACGATTCGCTAGTTGTGGGGTTATAGGATGTCGAAGGTGGCATAAGCTCATTGAAGCGGAAAAGCCCATAAGTTTGATCCGTAGATGCGGAATGCGCCCCTACAGCATATACTAAGTTAACTCTAGGGTCAAAAACTAAACTCTTATTCATTCCTTCTTCTGGTACACCTCTCTTTACCTGTTCCAAAATAGAACTTCCTATCTCTGGAAATTTCTGAGAGATCATATCAAAACCTTCGGTGAGAGGAACCGTAATCCCTGCTTCCCTATACTCATACAACTTCTCTCTAATCTTTGGATGATATAAAAACTCATCGCAGTCTGCGACAATAACCCAATCTGCCCCTCTACCATAATCCTTATAACAAGTATTTTTAGCCAAAGTTAAAAGCCTATCATCATAAATATCTTCTGCTCCCCACGATATTACTTTCACCTTGGGATATTGTTTAGCAATTTCCACAGAGGAATCAGTAGAAAAATTATCGAACAGAATTATAGAATCACAGAACTCAGAGTAATAGTCTAGCGTAAAGGGAAGAAGCTCCTCTTCATTCCAACAAAAAATGTAAGCATCTATCGTCATCTACAGACTCTCCAACTCAGTAGGAAAGTATAGCTTCACCAAGTCCATCAAACTCTTGGGAAGGTTCTCGTCTAGAAGGTGGTGCATGATCTTAGTATCCCACACATTCTTCGTATAGATTCCGTAGTTAATCAGAAACTTTAGATCGAATTTGGCATTGTGAAAGACCTTCCTGTTCTTAGGATTCTCTAGAATACGACGAAGAATAATCCAAACCTTTGCGTAGTCTGGTTCTCCCTTTTTAAAAGGACTATCCTTGTGGTCGAGGGGGATAACCCAGTTAGCATCCTCAGAGGAGATAGCGATAGTTTGAATACTATCAGTCCTAAAATTTAACCCTGTAGTTTCTATATCTATAGCAAGAGTTTCTTCAGAATCTTTTAATCTCTCCCCCAGTACTTCCACTCCCCCCAATTCCGTGAGGACTTCGTAGGTAAAGTTCCCTTCAGCTTTTTTGCCAAGTACATATTTTTCATATGCATTTTGGATGTCCTTTTGGAATAGGAAACGGTGACGAGGCTCCTTAATACAGGCAAAAGGATGAAAAATAGGCACAACGATACAGCTATGCCCTCCAGTAGTGATATATTCATAAGATTTTCCTCTCTTGGTTGTGATGCCACTCTTCTTGATCAGCATCTTCATGGCTAGGTTACCACATGGGAACACTAGTTTAGGCTTTACCTTATCTAGGGTAGCCTCTAAGTGTACGCGACATATTTTCATATTGTCTGGGGTCATGTCTGCTTCTTTAACAGAGGGACACTTGACAGATGCTGCTACCGTGAAATCACCAGAACAGGATTCCTTAATTAGATTTAACTCTGGTGCAGAAAAGGAAGTGATCTCACCTACTTTATATTTTAAAGAATCAGAAAGAAATAGAATATCGCAAGGTTCTATATTGTCGTAATCCAAATACGAATGAAAAGCCTTATTTTTATCTAAAATAGAACAACCTTCACATAAAGTATTGGTATTACTAGACTTAAGACCAGAATATAACGAGTGTAATTCGCTCATAACGCTATAATAATGAAAAGAAATGGAATATTTAAATAATAAACACTTCGAAAAAACAATAAGATTGTATCTTCAAGATAAAGAAGAACATGAAGATGAATTAATAAAATTATTTGATACTCTGATTACCAACATATTAGAGGGGTTCAACTTTCAAATTGATCTTGAAGACGCAAAACAAGAATGCTTTCTCCTAGTGCTGAAAACGCTTAAAAACTTTTCCCCCGACAAAGGCAGCGCATTCAATTATTTCACTACAGTTATACTTAATAATTGTAAGCTCCTCTACACGAAGAATAAGCGGTATAAAGAGAAATTAGAAAAATACAAGAATATTTTAGAGTCTAAATCCTAAGTTTTTTATAAATCCTAGCTAGGTAATCCTCAACAACTACTCTGCCTCTTTCAATAGAGACTAAAGCAGGAGACTTAGTAGTACCAAAAATGACAAAGCTGTGCGGCATATTAAAGCTATCAACTCCATAAAGAGGATCTTTACGCTGCATAGAGTCTGTACTATTCTTTTTTACTTGCTCCAGTAGTTTAATGCTATTATTGTCCCACAGAGAGTGGAATAAAATATGAATACTATGTCCTCTTGCTTTTTGTGACCTTAAAATTTTATTTAAATCATTCTCTTTTTCAAGAGACATATAATTGTATTTCATTATTCAATAACTTCGATGGGACTAGACTCGTCAGGCATAGCACCCATTAAAGCAGATGCATCCGAACCTAAAGCCTCAATAGCAGATGCGTCAATATTATCTTTATTGTCTTCAAGATAAGATTTCATATTCTCCATTAACTCTTCTTGGAATTTCTCAACTCCTTTATAGAAAATGGTACGGATAAAATTATCCTCGCTAACATCGTCTGGGCGTAACTGCTCCATAAAATTCTTAAAAGCTTCTGACTCGTCCTTCCCCATTTTTACTGTAAACTTCATTCTATTTCTTCTCCGTTGTTCAATGTTTATTTTCCATGCTGCAATATCTAGTTTTATCTTTTGCTCTTGCATCTGTCTATTATAGTAAGTGGAGGGTTAGTTATGGAAGATAATTACGATATAAATAAATTAAGGAAAAAACCAAAAAGAAAGAATAGCAGGGCAAAGGGACATACCTTTGAGCGGGATGTAGCCAAGCTACTTAATAATAGACTAGGCACTACTGAGTTTTCAAGAACTCCTGGATCTGGTGCATTTGCTACTACACACTCATTACCTGAACACTTAAAGATATATGGAGATCTTATTACTCCTTATAAATTTAAATATTGTATAGAATGTAAAAAAGGATACAATAACATAAATCTATATAGCTTATATAATAATAGCTCAGATATATGGGATTTTTTCAGACAATGTGAAAAAGATTCGAAAAAATGCTGTAAAACCCCTATGGTTATACTAAAACAGGATAGAAAACCTATATTAGCGGCTGTACCTTCTTGTACAGGGAGCGAAATTATAAAAGGAATAAGTTATATAGAAACTTCTTATAATACCGATAAATGGAGAATCTATGAATTCGCAAAATTGTTAGAGTTAGAGGAGAGTATATGGTGGGAGGAAGGGCATTAATTTAATAATGTTTCAAATAAAACTGCTTGAGCTTGTAGGAAGGTTGCTAAAACATTTTCCTTTAAACTACCATCAAAGATACTCTCACAGCCAGTACTTTTTAATCCAAATACAGAAGAATTACCTTTTCTCTCAAACTTTAAACTCATATTGCCCCAATCATTAGACACATCAGTTCTACTCAGAGGTAGCTTTCCTTGTGCCATAGCTACTGCTTGTTCTCTAACACAGTCATCTTGGTTATAAAACTTTGACTTATTGTTAAGGATGTCCATCTCTAAAGCAAAAGTGCTATCAGCAGACATTCCTGTAAACATAGATATTGATCCTAATGCAGTTCTATATGCCAGTTTTTCCTCTTCATCATCAGATCCTAAAATATTTGCTTCTGCTGCTTCAAATAATTTTCTTTCTACAAAACTAGCCAAACGCACAGCCTCTCTTCCATCCTCTTTATCTCTTTTAAAATTCTTTTCAAGATAGTCTGATAAGAATTTATCACTTAAACTAGGAAGACCAGCAGTTTGTTTTAACATTCCTGTAATTACTGCTGCTACATCAGTACTCCCCATTCCTTTTATTCTCTTATCCCCTTTAATCATCTCCCCTACTTTTCCGATAGATTGTATTTTACCTAACATAGTATCATAAGCTACTTTAGTAGGTCCAGTAGCAGTACCCACACCTAAACTTGCTTCATTTTGTTCTATAAAGCGTGTAACTCTAGCTTGATCTTGTCCTTTCTTGTAATTTTTTTTATCAGAAGGATCCAACATTAGATTAATAGTATCTGTCATAGATCTAGTTTGTCCTAGTCTAGTATCAGTTTCAGTAATATATGTCTTTAAGCTTACAGGAATAGTAAAAACTTTTTGATCTAAATCATACTTCGTATCTAAATGTTTTGATAATTTTTTCCCTTTGAGTACAGTTCGTAGGTGATCATCTAATTTTTGTCCACTTAGCTTCTCTACAGTCTCTCTACCTTTTTTTGTTCCTGTAGCTTCAATCGTAAGAAGATCCCTTAATGTTTTAGTATTTGCTTTTTTTATTCTCTCCCTTTTATCTTTATCTTTTACCCCTAAATCTTTTAAAGCTCTTAAATAATCATCTCCATCTAACTTAGTAACATAAGTATCAGCCTTCTCACCAGGACCTGTGTTAGCACCCCCTTGGAATACAAAATCCGAACCTACTGTTTCAAAAAACTTTTGTTGGTTAGAAACAATGTTTGCAAATATTTTTCTGACAATTTCTCGTTCTCCTTTACCGAATCGCTGTAAAGCTCCTACAGTTTGAAGAATACCTTCTGTATATTCGTCAGATATAATGAGTCCTTTCTTATTCCAATCATTAATTTTAAAAGCTTCCTCTAAAACACCTACGGATTCTTTAAACATCCCTGCCATTTCTGTTGCTATAATATCTTTTTTTCTATCAATTTCAGCGTTTAGCTCCTTCGCTTCCTTAGTTCTCTTATCTAGACCCCCATAATCCTGAATCATTTGAGAAATATCCATGATATGAGGAACGAAACCTAGGACCTTTTCTGCCTGTGTTCCTCTAAAATTACTACACCAATTAGCATTCTTTAATTGTTCGGGAGTAAGTTTTTTATCGGGAACTTTAAATTGTTCAGTACTTATGCCGTCTTTTTTAGGATCATCTACCTTTTTATTCTGTGCATCTACCCAGTCCTGTATTTTTTCATTATAAATACGAGCTAAACCTACACTCATAGTTTCCTGTTGCATACTTCGTTTTGTAGTCGTATGATCAAAGGATATACCATACCCTGCTATGTCTCCTCGATTATATCTAACTTTATTATTAGTAGAATCTAGAATAACATTAGTATGAACCCACCTAGCATCGTTGTCTGTGAAAGCTCCCTCATCTCCATTGAGAAATTGTTGCAATTTGAGACATTTCTTAGCAAATTCATGCATACTGTCCACACCTTCGTGCTTATCTTCCCAGTTAGCTCTTTCTCCTTTAAAGGTTCCTCCCTTTTCTTCTATTACTCTTGCAACTTCAGTCACCTTTTCATTTCTTACTTTAGATAACAGACTCTGACCAGAATAAGAATCTAAATGATTCTTAGGATCTTTTACCCACCCAGGAGCGTCTGAATCTTTTTTAGTTACTCTTCCTGGATCTCCTGCAAACCCTGCTGCAAGGAGAGAGGGAAGAGTGGTCTTCCTCATTGCAGAAATTTCTTTAACGGTAGCATCCATATGAAGCTGCTCTTCTTGGGTCTTAGCAGTATCACTTATGATTGGATTTTCTCTAGTGTCTGTTGGGCTAAAGTCAGGATTACTTTGTAGATCAGGGTTTTGCGCTTCTAATCTTCGTGCAACCTGTCCTTGAAAGTTTTTCCACCCCTGTTTATCAAAACCTCCACGGGCTCCTATAATTGTAATGGGACCATTATCCCCTTCGACAGTCCACCAAGTAGAGGTAGTTCCATCTGCATTAGTTTTAGTTTGTTGTTGTAGTTCTGGTTTCATAACCTCTAATTGAGGTTCTTCATCCTCATAAGCCATGCCTGTCAAATTTTTCATTTCATTTGAAATAGGCTCAACTAAACCAGGATTTTTTTCTACAATTTTTGCATAATTTCTCTGCCCATGCTGAGACTGCTGATAAGTTCGTTCTCCAAGGACAATTTTTAATTGTCTTTTCTTTAAAAGACTATAACTTTCTAATAATTCTTGGTAATAATTCATGTAGTTTATTATAGACAAAAAAGCCCAGCCCAGGGTACATTTCTGGACTGGGCTTAACCAGATTTAAATTTTATTAATAATTGTTACCCAGGAGTAGTTACGCTGCCACCACCTTGTTCCCCACTCATGAAGTCATAACGGAAATCTACAACTAAAGTATGCATATCTCCAACGGTTCCATAGTTATATTCAGCAGTCTTGTAAGCTTTAGGATAAGCACCGTAAAGAGTTACGGAACCTATGGGGTTAAGATCTTCATCTAACTGATGAATTTTCATGTTAGTTTTAACGGATCCAGGTGGATTAATATCCCCAAAATGACCTGTTAAGGGGTCATATGTTCTTTGACACCACTTGTATAATGCAGCTAAAGCCATATCACCACCAGAACCACCCACAGGATCCTGTTTAAGGTTATCAAAAGTAATACTTACTTGTTCGGGAGTAGGCTTTCCTGGGTAGTAGTATCTGTCATTAACTCTGTGAACTTCAATATCCTCAACAGCGTAACCTATTTCACTTACTTGCTTTGCAGCTACGGTAAGAGTTAAAGGATTTCCTACCCCTGTGGGGACCATAAATTCTACTTCAAATTGATAAGGTCTAACCGAATCAAGCATGGTAGAAAGCTTAGGCATGTCCGTAAGACTGCCTTGAGTTATTGTTCTACCGAACTCAGTACTATTATAAAAAGTTGCCATATTTTTCTCCTATTAAGAAAGGGTTGCACCTTGGCTGGTGAGGTTTACCTCGAAAACAAGCATTTCAGCGGTTTTAGTAGGCTTAATTATAACTTTTGTCCATAATTCATTACGATCAATTCTTAATGGAGTATTAGTAGAAGAATCACAAACAACTTTAAATTCTGTAATACCTCTACGGTTTTGGATATCAAGCAACGCTGGATTAAGAACTCCAGTAATTCTATCCCAAGTGAAAGGATCGTTAGGTTCAAAAACAAATTCTCTAGTAGACGCTAAAATTAATTTTCTAACATAGATCATTAAGCGTCTTACATTAATTCTATCTAACGCACTTGGAGTTCTCTTCATAGTTCTTTGTCCCCAAAGCATAATCCCTTGTTGGGGCCATTTTTGAATAGGGTTAACAACATTTCCACCACTATACATAGTGTCTCTATCACCTTGAGTTAAATTAACTTCAAGATCTGTAGGTTTAGTGAGGCGACCTCTAACAAAACCAGCAGGGGCAAACCAGGGGTCTGCAACATTATCAGTAAAGGTCATCTGTCTAATAGCAAAAATAGCAGGATCATACCAAAGATCTTTACTATCAAATTGGGAGAATATTTTCACCCAAGGCCAATAAGTGGCTGCATAAGAACTATTAACGGCTGCTGTTCTATAAGAGCTTTGACCATTAGACCATGCAATTGCATCTTGAACTGTACCCACCCCATAAGGAGGGGAAACTAAAGCTAAGAAGTTTTGATTAGCTTCAGCTAAAGTAATCAAAGCATTCTGTACTGATTGGGTCGTAACTCCAGGGACACAGGCAATAGAAA